TCTCCTAAACAATTATCTATGATGACAGGTAATGAAACTAAACCAGAACAGTTTGCATTTTTTTTAAATAGTGGAACAAATGAAGATGGAAAACTTGCAGTCTTTCATTCTATTCGTGATGAAAAAATTGCTGGTTGGACTATGTGGGAAACACAAACTGGAGATAAGTTTCATAGTATAACTGCATTAAATGATAAATTATTTGTAATAGTTAAAAGAGTTGTACCTAGTGGTACTAAATATTTATTAGAAAGATTTGCTAATGATGATTCAATTACTCTTGATTGTTCTACTACTACAACAGTATTTCAAAAAGGAACACCATTAGTTAAAGGAGCAAGTCAAGCTACTGATCAAAATACTTTAGTTGTTGATGGTTTTAGCACTGCTCCACAAATACAAGAAACATTTACAATAGCTGGAAATGCAGCAGAATATACTATTACTGCTGTATCTGCTGGAGCTTCTCAACACACATTAACATTAGATAAAAATCTTCAAGCTGTACCAGCCGATAATGCAGTTATTACAATAGTAGATGGATTTTTACATACAGTAAATGCTATTTACGAAAACACAGATAAAGTATTTGCAGTATATGGTAATGGCTCTTTAGGTGAATTTACAGTAGATTCTAATAGTAGAATAACATTAACATCTGCACCATTTCCTACTGGAGTAAGAGTTGGATTTAATTATACACCTATATTAGAAACAATGTCTGTAGATAAAGAAATAGATACTGGACCACTTACAGGTCAACCAAGACGAGTTAATAAAGCTATTGTAGATATATCTGGTGGTTTAGATATTACATTAAAAGCACAAGATTTAAATTCTAAAGAATTAGTAATACAACAAGCTGGATTTACTTCTGGTACAGATATAACTCCAGTTACAGAAAAAAAAGAATTTAATTTTTTAGGATATAGTAAAAGTCCTACAATTACTATTTCACAAAACGATCCTTTACCATTAAAGGTATTAGGAATAGCTATGGAGATACAATTCGCATGAGTGGAATGGAAGCGTCAACATTATTTGCAATTAGCCAAGGCGTACAAACAGTTGGTCAAATACAAAGTATTCAAGCACAAAGAGCAGCTTTAGCTAGAGAAAATTATAGAATTGAAACAGAAAAAAGATTAGCAAGAATGCAAGCTCTTGAAGCAGAAAATAGTAGAAAAGAAGAAGCAAATAGACAATTAGCACAAAATGCAGCATTTCAATCTACTGCTGGTTATTATGATGATAGTATGAGTTTTTTAAATATTAATAAACAAGTAGAAAAAAACATGAATAAAGATGTAGCTAATATTCGTTTAATGGGAAAACAAGTACAAAATAAATATGGAAGTATGTTATTTGAAAATCAATTAAAATCTAAAGATATAGTCTTTGGTGGTTATACAACTGTAATAGCAGAACTAACAAGTGGCTATAGAACATACAAAGACTTAAAGGGATAATGGCTTTAACAACAGGTAAAAGAACAACTACAGTTACTCCTAGCGCAACAGCTAGTAGAATGGGTATTGTACCAGCGTATGGTGGAGATCCAATAACTGCTGGAGCAAGTGCTTTAGGAGAAGCATTAAGTGAAGAAGTAAAAAGAGCTGCAGTTTTAGAAGAAGAAAAATGGAAAGCAAAATTTAGTATTGATACATATAAAGCTCTTAATGAATTTGCATTAAAAAATAAAAATAATCCAAATGGATTTACTACTAGCACTGATGCCTATGTAGATGAGTTAGTAGCTAATGCACCTAATAAATATAAAGGTTGGTCTAAACAATATGCTGGTATGATGGCTGCAAGATTAGGTCAAGGAATAATAAATAATCATTATATTAACAATCAACATGAAGCAATAAATCTTAATATGGAAGATGGAGCTATGTGGTTAAGTAATGCAGTTAATCATTTAGAAAATATTAATTATGCAGAATGGGATCAAAAAATGTTTGATAGTCATTTAGCAGAATTTTCAGAAAAATATGTTTCTTATGAAAATATGTATAATTCATTAGATCCTGAATTACGAAGATCATATAGTTTATTAGAGCCAGAAGTTTGGAAAAGAAAACATCAATTAGCTTTTGAACAAGCAAGATTAAATTCTAAACATAAAGCATTAATAGAATCTGCAGCATTAATAGATAAAGAAGCTCTTACAGGCAAAGATGAAAATGGTGATGGAGTTATATATAAATCTACTGGCGTAGAAGGTGAATTATCTAACGTACAAATTGCTTTAAATACAATTACTTCAAATATGGATAAATATATTAATAATCCTAAAGTAGATGATTTAGATGGTTTTAGTACATTAGGAGATACGCTTACTGAAGAAAGAGAATTATTAAAAAATAACAGTTTAAAATTTGCAAATGATTTAAAACAAAATTATGACATACAACAAAACAAATTAAAATCTATGAATGAAGTAGAATATAACAGAAATATAGATTTTTTATTTAATAATGTAAGTCAACCCGGAACTAATTTAACAGATCAAGAATTAAATAATCAATTAAATGCTTTAAATGCAACTACAGCAGATAGAGAAAAAATTACAAAACAAAATAAAGCTAAAAATATTATTGGTAAGTTTTCTACTTTAACATACAATTCTAATCCTGATGCACAAACATATTCATATAATGGTGAACAATTAAATTTTAATGCTTTTAATTCTAATTTATTTCACGATTCAATAACACAAACATTAACAGTATTAGCTGCTGAAGGTATTACTGATTATACATATGATGATATAAAATCACAAATTATTGATCATCATGTATTTAGTCTTACAGGAAAAAATCCACAAGAATTAACTTTTTCTTATGATTTTGCAAGTGGACAAGGTAGTGAAGATTTTAATTTATTAAAAAATTATGCTGTTAATATGGGAATAGTGCCAAAACCTTTAACAACTTTTATTAATCAAAATTATTCAGAAGCTAGATTAAATTTAAATATAAAAGAAAATAGAGATGTATTAGTAGAAATAGCTGGTATGTTAAATGTATTACAAGAAACACCTTATGCTAAAGCTCTTGGTATAGATGGAATTACAGCAGAAGATCAAATATTACTTACACAATTTTATAAAGATTATAGACGTAATTTTGATGTTAATGCAAAAAGAAGTGAAGGTATGCAAGGATCATCATTTATACAAGAAAATGATTTTGTAAAAAATTGGTTTGAAATTAGAAATGAATATCAAGGTGATAAATCAGATAAAATTTTAACTTTATTTGGTAATAGAATAAATGAAATTGGAGATGATGTATTAGATAATATACTTACAGATACAATAGATAAATCTTCATTATATATATTTGGTGTTAATTTTGGAAACATAGCTGGTCCTTTAACTTCTGAAGAAACAGTTAAACCATTAATAGATGTACCTATACTTAGATGGTTTAAAGTAAATGATACAGAAAGATCAGATTTAAATTTACAATTAGGCGTACAAAGATTTAAAGAAGTATTACCAGATTATTTAGTTAACTATTATAAAGCAAATAATATAAGTGAAAGAGATTTAGCATTAAGGACAACAAGAGAAATAGAAGATGATATTGGTCAAATTATACAGTATGTGTTTAGTGATCTTAATAGTCTTGGGTATGGGTTTGAATAGTATGGCAGATTTAGTTTTAAAACCAATAATGCAAGAATACGGTGGTTACATGACAGAAGATGAAATTAAAACTGACATGGTAAAAACAATACAAAATCGTATTATGGGTATGGATGAAATGACAAGAAATCAATTAGGTATTACAGAAGATTTTTTAGATGATACAAATTTATTTTCTTTAATAGATAATAAACAAATACGTTTTGTATATGATGATAGATCAAGTGCTACACAACCTACATATTTTATTAAAGCAGATATAGATGGTAGTGGATTATATTATGATATACCAAATCCTAATGCTGATTCATCATATGCACCTTATGATATGTCTGGTAGTAAACCTGATTATTTAGAATCATCACCAGATAAATTAAGAGAACAAGCATATTTAGATGAATGGAATAGTGGATTTGAAGAAAGAAAAAAAGGATATGATAGTAAAGGTTTAGGCAGCACAAGAAGAAAAATTGCAGAATTTACAAGATTTAATTTATTTAAATTAACAAATGACATACATAATTTTGGTAAAGAACAAGCAGAAAATATCGCATCAGTAATACCTGGCTTAGAATATAATTATGATAATTGGGAAGAACAATCACAAAAAGTTTTAAAAAGAATAAATGAATCTGAAACTTCTAATAAAAAATTACAATTACAAGATACAGATACAATGTTTAATTATATTTTTGATCAAGAAGAAAGTGGATTATTTAAACCTAATGCATATGAAACAATAACAGGTAATGGTGATTGGACTATAGGTATGGGATTATCTTTAAAAGATGAAACTGTAATAAATCAATTAAAAAGCAAAGGATATAGTATTGAAAAATTAATAAGTGGAGAAGATGTAATTAAATATGAAGATAGTAAAGAAATATTTAATATTAAAATAACTGAAGCTCAAACAATAGCATTACAAAAAATGAAAAATTTAGGTGTAGATATTACAGGCCCAAAAAATTCTTATTTACTTATGGCATTAACCGATATGCAATTTCAAGGATCTTATCTTGGCCCAGCATTTACAGAAGCATTAGCTAATTTTATTAAAACAGGAGACGAAAAATATTTAGGTAGTTTTTCTGCATATAGTGAAGATGGAACAGCTTTAAGAAAAGAAGATAAAGGTTATAGTACAAGAGAAGTTACTATATTAGGTGAATTATATAATGATGGTTTAGCAGCTAAAGAAGATGATAAAAGTGGAATATTTATAAGAAATCAAAAAAGAGCTGATTTAATTTTAAGTTGGTCAAATGGACAATACACAAATTTAGTTAAAGATAGATAATGCCTGAAATAAATATTGGTACAGGTAGAACATTTCTTACACATAGAGAAATTAAACCAGTAGATGAAACATCATTTTTAGAAGGTTTTAAAGATGCTGCTATAAATATTGGTAGAGGTTGGTCAGATGAAAATACGTTAGGTCTTGCTACTTTGTTTGTTGCAAAAAATGTAATGAATGAAAATAAAGATTATGAATATAATTCTGAATATAATGTTTTAGCTGATCCACAATTAGAAGGTTTAACAGATTACTTAGGTAATTTTATGCATAGTAATAGTGCAGAACATACAAAACATTTAATAGAAAGATTTTATAAAAAACAAAAACAAATTAATGGATCACCTTCTTATATGATTGGAAGAATATTAGGAGGATTAACAGATCCTTCAAGTTTATTTGCTTTTACAAAAGGTGGTAGATATTTATTAACTGGTAGTAGATTAAAAAGAAGTGCTGGTTTTGGTGGTATAGTAGCTGCTGAAGAATCTTCTAAAAGATTATTAACAGATGAAAGACCACTTGCAGACACATTATTAATAAGTGCTGGTGGTTTTATTATACCAGCTATGTTTCCTAGTTTACCTGTTACTGCTGGAAAAAAATTTGATAAACTAGCAGATACATTAGATGAAGCAGATGATATTATATTTAACAGTAAATATACTGCTGGAGCTGCAGCACCTAAAGGAAGTAAACTAAAAACTGAAACTGAATTACAAGCAGAAAATAAAATACAACCTACTGGATTAGGTATATTTGGAGAGCAAGGCCCATACAATCCTTTGTTTAGAGTATTAAAAAATGGATCTAGTAATGCTCAAGAAATGATTGAAAGTATTTTAGAAGGAGCATTATATCAAGTTAAAAACTTTAAAGGTGGAGTTACAGGACAAAGTATAGAAAGAAATATTTATAAAAGATATGTGCCTACTGTTCTTGCAGCAACTAAAAAAGTAGAATCTGCATACAATAAATATTTACAACGTAGTGGTGTAAACCAACAAGGTTTTTTAGAAAAAAACTTTGATAAAAAATTTACTAATAATAAAAAAGTAATGTCACCAAAAGAATTTAGAGAATCTATATGGGATTATAGATTTGGAAAAACAGATGTAGAAGATGAAGTAATAGAAGCATCTAAAGGATTAGATGATTTTTATAAATCTATTGGTGGAGAATATGATGAACTAAAAATAGTACAAAGTTATATTAATAGTCAAATAGATGCTGTTAAGTTTTTTATTAAAAGAACTAAAAACAAAACAAAAAAACAAGATTTAAATATTAAATTAGAAAAACTACAATCTAGATTAGAATATGTAAATAAATACGGATCTCTTAAACAAGATAAATATACAAATATTATGTTTAAGAAAGATCAAATAACTGCAAGATTTGACGAATTTAGTGCTGTATTAACAAGAGCATTAAGAGAAAAAAATCCAGCAATAAGAGAAGATGAGATAGATGATATAATAAAAAGTTTTAAAGAATATCAACCATACATAGAGTTTGAAAATATAGCACAAAAAATAAGACTATTATCAAAACATAATGGGGCAAAATTTGACAGAGAATTAGTTGAAACGCAATTAATGAATAAAGTAGATAGAGTGTCTGCTAGATTTATGAGTAGAAAATTAAATATTGATTATAGATTATTAGCTGATGCTGGTTTTATTGAAAAAGATATAAATATATTAAAACGAATTTATTATAATCAAACAATACCTGATATTGAAATATCAAAAGTATTTGGAGATCCTATGGGATATGGTGCTAATTATCAAAAAGGTAATAAAGTAGGCATGAAACAAATAGCTGATGAATATGACGATATGATTGATAATGCAGTTAGTGCAGCAGAAAAACAAAAATTAATTAAACAACGTGATGAAATATTAGACGATCTTGATGCTTCTATTGGATTAGTAAGAGGTACTTATGGATTACCACAAGATCCAAATAGAACATTAAGTAGAGGTATTCGTATAGGTAAATTATATAATGCTATGACTATGCTTACTGGTATAGCACAAACAGTAGATGTAGCTAGATTAGTAATGATTAATGGTATGGGTAAAACTTTTAAAATGTCTTGGGAAGTTATGACAGGTGGTTTTGCTAAAGAAACTATTAAGATGAGTAAAAATACAACACAACTAGGTGGAGAAGCTATTGATATGGCAACAAGTCAAAGAGCTATGTCTATGTATGGAATGGACGATGCATTTGGTGTTTTTAATAAATTTGAAAGAGGAGTAAGTGGAGTAGGTAATTTATATTTTACATTTTTAAATTTATCTAATCCTTGGAACACAGGTGTTAAAACAGTAGCTGGTATGTTTAATGGAGCAAGAACATTAGAAGCAATAGAAGCATTAGTTACTGGAGGTAAAATAACAAAAGTGAATTTAGCAAGATTAAAAAATCTTGGAATAGATGATCAAACTGCTAAAATTATATATCAACAATATAAAAAACATGGATACGGTAAAAATGCTAATTCATGGAGTAGTGTTGGAGATCAATATAAATTAATGAGAGTAGCAAATACAGAATCATGGGATCAAACACCTGAAGCAATTAAAGCAGCAGATATATTTCATAGTGCTATTGGTAAACAAGCTAGAATAGATATTGTTACTCCAACTAAAGGTGATGTACCATTATGGGCAAATACTGAACTTGGTGGAGTTTTATTACAGTTTAAAAAATTTGGTATAGCATCTACTCAAAGAATGTTAATGCGTGGTTTACAAGAAAAAGATATTAATTTTTTAAATGGTGTTATGTTATTAATGGCTGCTGGTGCTATGGTAGACGCATTTAGACAAAAAGCATTTAATAGAGATTATTCTAAAAAACCTACTGGTCAAAAAATTGTAGATGCATTTGATAGATCAGGATTAGGTGGTATTTTTTCTGATATTAATAATGCTATTGAAAGATTAGGAAATAATGAAATAGGCTTAAGACCATTGTTAGGTGCAAAAAAACCCTATGGAACATATAGAGATTTGTTTAATAATCCTGTACCAGATGTATTAGGCCCTAGTGCTAGTCAATTAGCTAATATAGGAGATATAGCTTGGACATGGGGTACAGGTAAGTATAATCATCATACAGCTAGGAATGTGCGTAGACTTTTACCGTTTCAAAATGTATGGTTTTTAGATTCATTATTTGATGAAGTAGAGAAAAAAGGGCTTAGATGAGTATTACAATATCAGCAACAGATCCTAGAGTACAATATACTGCTAGTGGTGGTCAAACAGCATTTAGTGTACCATTTGAATTTTTTGCCGATGCAGATTTAGTAGTAATAAAAACTTCTGGTGGAACAGATACTACATTAACTTTAGCTTCTAGTCCATCTAGTGCTGCACAATATTCAGTAACTGGTGCTGGAGCTAGTGGTGGTGGTAATATTACTTTAGGTGGTGGAGCTACTGTAAATGATAAATATACTATATTTAGAAATTTAAGTATTTCTAGATCAACTGATTTTCCAACATCAGGTACATTCCCAATAGAAACATTAAATACAGAATTAGATAAACTTGTTGCAATGATACAACAAAAAGGAGTAGATATTAAACTATCTCCTAGAGCTTCTTCTTCATCATCAACTGCATACAATTTAATATTTCCTGAGTTAGTAGCTAACAAAGTATTATC